CGAGGCAGACAAGATCGAAGAGGACTCGATTAAGCCGATTCAAAAGCAGCTTGGACTCATTGATCAACAGCTCAAGGATAACGATGTCTCTTCGCTTCAATCCAAGCTGGCAGAGCTGGGAGTCAACCTACAAACGATTGTGCAGCAACAGGCCGAGTTGCTCACCATTAAGGACCGCCTGGTCCAAACCGAAAAATCGGTTTCCGACATGAAAGCCGTGGTAACAGCGGCTGAATTAGTTGTGGAGAAAGTCGAGAAATTCGATGAGCAGTTGGATGGATTCGCCAAGACGATGGCAAAACAGGATCGAGAAATCGATGACATTTGGCTGGGCATGGACGCCCTCGCAAACCCTTTGGAGTGAATGAAATGGATTTATTTAGTTTTATGAGTGCCGTACCGGATTGGTTGTTCGCCATAACGGCCCTGGTCAGTGGAGCAACCGCTGTCAGTGCCATTACGCCAACCAAGACAGACGACAAAATTCTAAACGGGGCTTTAAAAGTCCTCAATCTGGTTGCCGGTAATATCGGCAAAAACAAAAACGCTGACGCTTAGGAGAAAAATGTGTCTGATCAAAAACTCACACTAGACGGAACCGAGTACGACATCCAGGAAGATCTTTCCGAAGAAGGAAGGAGCTTCGTGCAACGTCGTATCGAGATCGCGAGACAACTGGTTGCCATTGAACAACAACAAAGAGAACTGAATGTACTTTTGGCCACCTACGACAATGCGATTAAAGAAAGCATTCAAAAGGTGGAAATCATCACTGAACCCGAAGTCGCGAACTAATGGACGCGGAGCCAACCAAACAACTGATCGATGTCGTTGCAGTCTCCGCGACGGCTTCGGCTCTGCTTGGTTGGCTTCCGCCACTTGCCGCTTTGGCGACGCTTATTTGGACACTCATACGAATTTTCGAAACGGACACGGTTCAAAGGATTCTAGGACGTAAAGAATGACGCGACTAACAAACATGCTCCGAAGACATGAAGGTGTCGAAAAGTACGTCTACAAAGACCACCTTGGGTACGACACCATCGGGGTGGGTAGATTGGTGCAAGCCGATATTGGTCTTGGTCTGTCGGACGATGAAATCGATTATTTGCTCAAAAACGACATTGCTCGTGTGGAGGCAGAACTCGAAGCGGAGTACTCCTGGTTCAAGAATTTAGATCGAAACCGCAAAGACGCCATGATCGACATCAGTTTCAATCTTGGGGCCACGCGATTGAGAGGCTTCAAGAAGAGTTTAGCTCTTATGGAAACCGGAGATTATTCCGCAGCAGCTCAAGAATTTTTAGACAGCCGCTGGGCAGAACAGGTCGGCAATCGAGCCATTGAAGTCACTACCATGATTGAGACAGGGGAGTACCAAAATGCCTCTGCTTGAACTCGATATTCCACCCGGAGTTACAAAGAACGGTACTGGTCTTCAGCAATCGGGTTCGTGGGCAGACGCCAACTTAATTCGTTGGTATGAGAACGCCATGCAGCCGATTGGGGGTTGGCGAAAACGCACTTCATCCGCAATGACCGGGATTGCTCGTGCATTACTCGTCTGGCTAGACAACGGTGGAGGACGACGCACTGCCGCCGGGACGCCATCGAAACTGTATGCCATTGCAGACGCGAACACGTTGCATGACATCACGCCGTCCGGGTTGACTGTGGGAACCGATGACGCGGTTCAGAACTTGGGCTGGAACAGTCTCACCTACGGGGCGGCTGAATACGGAACGCCGCGCCCGGACTCAGGCAGCTATACACCAGCTACCACCTGGTCCCTCGATTCGTGGGGTCAGTATTTGATTGCGTGTTCTAACAAAGATGGAAAAATTTACGAGTGGCAGTTGAACAACTCAACTGTTGCCGCAGCCGTGACCAATGCGCCCACGGATTGCTCGGCAATTGTCGCGACAGAAGAACGATTTATTTTCGCGCTAGGAGCAGGAGGCGTCGGGAATAAAGTCCAGTGGTGTGACCAAGAAGTCAACACCACATGGACACCCGCTTCAACGAATCAGGCAGGTGACTTTACTCTCAACACAGTCGGCAATCTGGTCTCAGGCCACAGCCTTCGCGGAGAAACATTGTTGCTAACAGACACCGACGCGCACGTCGCGAGATACGTGGGGAATCCTTACGTCTATTCCTTTAACAGAGTCGGCACCGGATGCGGCGCGATTTCCGCAAACGGTTGTGTGGTTGCAGATGGATTTGCGTGTTGGATGGGGCGCAACGGATTTCACATTTATAGAGGCGGAGTGCAGCAGCTTCCATCCTCAGTCGGTGACTACGTGTTTTCTAATTTCAATGAAGCACAACGGTCCAAAGTGTATGGCGTTTTGAACAGTGCTTTTTCTGAGATCACCTGGTATTACCCCAGCGGTGGGGCCACGGAAAACGACAGTTACGTCACCTTCAATTACCGGGAAAACCACTGGGCCATCGGCTCAATCGCCAGAACCGCTGGAGTTGATGCAGGAATTTTTGTCTACCCGAATTTGGTGGGATCAGACGGATTTGTCTACGAGCATGAGGTGGGATTCTCCTACGATTCGGAGGTGCCTTTTGCCGAGACGGGACCATTAAAAATCGGTTCCGGGGACCGATTGATGGTGGCTCGCTCACTCATCCCCGATGAAAAGACCCAGGGTGATGTCACAGCAACCTTCAAGACGCGCCTGTATCCGAACGCGACCGAGAGTTCGTATGGTCCATTCGCGATGGCCAACCCCACGTCGGTACGATTTCAAGGACGACAAGTACGCATGCGGATTACCAGTGATGTCAACACCGATTGGCGAGTGGGAACAATGCGCTTAGATGTCAAGGCAGGGAGTGGACGATGAACCTGCCTGCACCTGCACCCGAATACGATCCAAACATAGAGGGTTTTAGGAATTTGGAACTAGAACAAGCGGATCAGCAGAATCATAAAAAACGGCAGGACGTGGAAATCGGTGCGGCGCGTCTTGTGTTGGAGAGTCCCAACGGGACTCGATACAGCGTGACGGTCGACAATTCAGGCAATTTGAGCGCGAGTAGCATATGAGCACATTAGCTTTAACCGAAACCACGCAAGATTTCATGGAGCCGTGGCGGAAGAAGATTGAATCGGCTTTAGACCAGGGCGGCAACACGCATTCATTTGAGGACATTGTGGATGCGGTTGAGAACGGCACCTTGTTATTTTGGACGGCTGAAGACAGTTGTGCGGTGACAGAAATCGTCACCTATCCCAACTTTCGCGATTTTCATGTGTTTCTAGCCGCCGGGACACTGGAGGAAATCAAAGACATGTACAGCAGTTTTGAAACGTATGCAAAAGAGCTGGGATGCAAAGTCATTAGTTTAAGCGGTCGAAGAGGATGGAAGAAAGGTTTATCGGATTTGGGTTTTCAAGAAGCCCACGTCACTTTGGCGAAGGAGATTTAGATGGGTATTGGAAAAGGCGGCGGTAATCAGCAAGTGATGTGGGACGCACCAGCCGACCCATACTGGCAGGGAAATCCGTATACGGCGGCATCACAAGGAGTGGTTCACGGCTGGCCGGGATGGAACCAACCGCAGCCCCGGTACACACCGTATGAGCCCGTTCCCACCTACGGTGGTTTTTTTGGTGACACTTATAATCAAATGCAAACCCCGTTTCCCAGTTACTACACACGTTACCCCATGCCCAATTATTCGCAGGCATGGAGCCCGGACCCGGTTCAGCTAGAGGTCCAAGATTCTGGGCTGATTGAGGATTGGCACGAGTACCCTCGACAAGAGGGAGTTGACAACCCAGAGAATGATCCCACGGTAAATAACGACACGACGAATCCGCCTGTCAGTTCAGGCGGTACGGGTTCAGGTGATTTTCCTCCCGGCGTTGATCCGATTACCGGAGAACCCTATCCAGAAACCGGAGGAACCGGAGGAACTGGAGGAACTGGAGGAACCGGAGGAACTGGAGGAACTGGAGCTGGCGGTGATTCATCGACAAATGCGGGAAGCGGTGGAGCGCCGGGTGGTGGTGGACCTCCTGCCTCTCAAGACACTACTCAAGAGACTACTCAAGAGACTCCAATCGAGACCGCAGACCCGTGGGACCCCTACCCGGTGATGATGGACTACGGCGAAAGAATCGAAACGTTAGAGAATGCGCCCGGTTATGATGATTCAGCCTTGCAGGATCAGATCACGGCAAACCAAGAAGCGATCATGGGTTTTTCGCCTTACGATGATTCTTCGTTACAAGAGCAAGTTACGGCCAATCAAGAAGCTATTATGGGCTACTCGCCTTACGACGACACGGTGCTAGCGGAACAGGTAGCAAGAAACCAAGAAGCTATTATGGGCTACTCGCCGTATGATGATTCTTCCTTACAAGAACAAATCGCGGCCAATCAACAGGCTATCGAAAATCAAGCGGCAGCGTATGCTCCTTTTGACCCCTCGACGCTTCAATCGGATATAGAAGCTAATCGTCAGGCTATCGCAGGCTACTCGCCATACGACGATTCTTCCTTACAACAACAGATTGCAGCTAACCAGCAGGCTATCGCAGGCTACTCCCCTTACGACGATTCTGGTTTGATGAGCAGGATGGAGGCATTGGAAGGGCAGCAATCACCAGCCTATGATCCGGGGCCAATGATGGCACGGTTGGAAGCGCTAGAGAATCAAGAGCGTTTCACTCCATTTGATCCCAGTTCGTTGATTCAAAGAATTTCTCAGTTGGAGTCCCGGCCTCAGTACGATCCGCCACCGGATTTCAATCAATTTATGACGCGCTACGATGATCGGTTGGCGAGTCTGGAAAATCGCCCGTATTACGGCGCACCTGACCTCTCCAACTATGTCACCTATGACAACTTGCCCGTTTACAACCAGCCAGACATGAGCCAGTACGTGTTGCGTGAAGAGATGCCTGCCTTTTCCGTTTTGAATCAACCACCACCTTCCGCCTTCGGCGGCGGTCGGTACTACTAGGAGTCGAACATGAGTTTTGGAAAAAACAGAAGTAGCGGTGGGACGAAGTTTGACCCAGAGTTAAAGCAACGGTTGTTAGATACGTTTGAAACCGGAAAAACGCTTTCTCAGACAGCCTACAACCCGTACATGCGTGCGAGAGTGTCTCCGTTTTCTCCCTATCAGCTCGAAGGTATGAACCGAGGTATCCGGGCTGCTCGTGCTGCTCAAGGCAGACGCGCCATGCAGGCGGCAGCCAATCAAAGCTACGCGGAAATGCAGCGTGCAAATCCTGAATTGATCGCAGTCACAGGTGTGGATCAGGCGACAACCGCGCCCACATCAGCCAGCTATACAGGACCAACAGATTCGCAGTACACGGCCACCTCGCTATCCAACATGGACCTTTCACCGTATCAAAATACCTATGAAGACGCGGTGGTAAAAAGCGCCTTGGGTGACATCGAGGAAGCTCGGCAGTTGCAGCAAACCGCTGACGCGGCATCTGCCACACGAGCCGGGGCATTCGGAGGAAGCCGGGACGCTTTGGTTCGCGCCGAAACGAACCGAAGAGCCCTGGAGCAGTCGGCTAAAACAGCTTCCGATTTGCGGCGCAGCGGTTTTGAATCGGCAGCACTTCGCGCTGAAGCCGATGCAGCCAGAGCGCAGCAGATGGGAATGGCGAAATACGAAGGAGCGTTACGCGGGGCCCAGGGTGGGCTCGACGCCTCGATGGCAAACCTGCAAGGCGACATTGCCACCCGCGCACAAGACTATGCACGGCAACAAA